CGCATGGACTACCGCCAGCACCAGGCAGCCCGCCGCCTTGTGCATGAGTGCTGTAACTACGACGAGGGGAACTGCCTGCTGTTAGACGACGGGGAGCCTTGCGTGTGCGTCCAGAGCATTGACCTGCCCGCCGAGACGGAAGCTGACCTTGCCGAAATCCGCAAAAACTATATGCCGGAGTTGAAAGACCTTGAAGGTTGAGGTGATACCGCATGACCGCTGAGCAGCGTGCGGGCTTGAGTGATGCCGCTCTTGCCATGACGCAGCCCTGCATCGACGAACTTATCAAGGACATCAGCAGGCGCGTGCAGAAGGCCGGGGCTATCACTGACACTGCCGAATACCAGCTTTATCGGGCGCAGGCATTGGGCGAAAGCAAGAAGGCCATTGAGCAGGCAGTCTCGAAGCAGATCGGCATCAGCGAGGAAGTCATCGCCAGCCTGTTTGAATATGTGGCTGACAAGAGCCTGAGCCTTGATGAAAACGGCAGCCTAAAGCGGATGACCGAAGCTTACACCCGCATGACCCAGAGCAAGACCCGCGAACTGCTGCGTGACCTGTGGGCCGATACGCCGGAGGGCAAGGCGCAGCCGTTGCAGACAGCCTACGCCCGCGCAATGGATTTTGCTTTCCGGCAGGTTGCCACAGGTACACTGGACTTGAACACGGCCATCCGCCGCGCCGTGACGCCACTGGCGAAGCGCGGCCTGCGCACCATTGAGCAAAAGAGCGGGCGCAGCGTCGGTATTGAATACGCCTGCAGGCGGTATATCATGGATCAACTCGGTCAGTTGGACGATGAAATCCAGCGCGCCGACCATGACGCGCTGGGGTGCGACGGCTGGGAAATCAGTGCCCACGCCGCCTGCGCCCCCGACCATGAGCCGATACAGGGGCGGCAGTACGGCGACGCTGAATTTGAAAAACTGAACAACAGCCTGCAGCGCCGCATCGGACACCTGAACTGCGGGCACACGGCAAATCCCATCATTTTAGGCGTGAACGCGCCGCAGTACACCGAAGCCCAGCTTCAAAAATTCAAGGATGACAACGAGCGCGGCGTTGTGTACAATGGCTACCGGTACACCTTGTACGAGGCCGGGCAGGAGCAGAGCCGCATCGAAAACGGCATCCGGCTCATCAAGCGCCAGATTCTGGCCGACGAAGAAACCGAAAGCCCCGATCTGCAGAAGCATCAAATCAAGCTGCGGGTCGTGCAGGCCGAGTATGCGAGATTCTGCAAGGCCGTGGGTCTGCCCACTCGCAGCGAACGCCTGCAGGTGGCCGGGTTTGGCCGCAGCCGGTCCAACCGGGCCGTGTGGGCCTACAAAAAGGCTGCGCCGGAGCAACTTCGGGACGTAGAAATCGCAGGGCACAAACTGTACAGCGTCACGGATGAACGCATCCGGGCTGTGCCGAAGCCGTTCTTTCAAGGCGTTTCCAACAAGGTCAACGGTCTGGCGCAGGAATACGCCAGAGGCGTGCTGAAAAAGGTGCAGGGGCTGGAAGTCGGCACAGAGGCTGTCGTGAACTTCACCAAAGACGGTAAATGCACAGGCTACTATGTGGGCGGGCAGAACAGTATGAAGGTCAAGCCCCCGGAGATACAAGTACCCTACTACTCTTTACATAACCATCCCAGCAATGGTATACTTAGCCCAGAGGATATACAGCAGCTTATCAAGCGTCCTCAAATGCAGGGCATCGGCGCTGTCGGCAATGCCGGAGCGCTGTTTACCTGTGAGAAGGTGTTTGGCTATTCCCAAAAGAATGCCGAGGGCTGGTTTAAGGCTTTAAAAAAGAAATATCCTCTTTATAAAGGTGAATCCGGCAAAATCGAAGATGCGCTTGCGCAGCGTATTGCGTTTGCTGAAGAACTACGAAGGGATGGTGCTAAGTATGGGCTCATATTTTCAAGATAACCCTCCGACTCCAGAAGAAATCGCAAAGTGGCGAGCAGACCTTACGCGAGGCTGGCCTTATACTGAGGATGATCCTGAGCCGGATTTTTTCGACTGGACACCTGACCCAGACCGCAGCGCCACTACGGATTCCATCTATCTGCTTAAAGCAACAGGCAACTGGACGGCGGAAGATGAGCGCATCGCCTTTGACCCCAGCAAGCCCCCACCGCGCCCGCTGGCCGAACTGGAAGCGGAGCACGACGCTTTCCTCAAGGAACTGTTCAAAAAAGCAAAGCCCCTTTAAACACTGTATAAACGCCATTTGCACCGCTTTTAAAGCGGTGCTTTTTTCGTGCCCAAAATTATGCAAGAGGTGCTTTATGTTCTGTATTACCTATGACACAACCTGTTATGCCGACCCACAGCGTGCGTTTGATTTCTTTATGCGGCAGCTTTGGGAGTCCTTCGGCCCCGTGCTCCGTGTCAGGAAAAACAAGCGGATCGTCTCACACCCGCAGCCGCACAGGGTTGGCAAGTACCACGCGCCGCATCTGCGGCCCGATCCGCACCCGCATCTGCCGAGGGATCGGCTGCAGGGATATCACTCTGAGCCCGAAATCCCACCCGAAGGAAGCTGCTCCCGCGCCGATGAAGCGCAGGACGATAGCGACACAGACAACACAGACGAAGGAGATCACCTATGCTTGACTGGCTGAAACCCATCCTCGGTGATGGGTACAATGAGGAAATCGACAACAAGATCGCCGCCGAGATCAACAAGGGCTTTGTCGCCAAGGCCGACTACGACGCGGCCAAGGACGCCCAGCGTACAGCGGCAGAGGCTTTGGCCGACGCCAACAAGGCGCTGGCCGAGTACAAGGACACCGACATCGACGGCCTGCGCAAGAGCGCCGAGGAATGGCAGGCCAAGGCGGAGCAGGCCGAAAAGGATGCGGACGCCCGCGTTGCGGCGGTACAGTTTGATGCAAAGCTGGATTCCGCTATTGCTGCCGCGCATGGGCGCAGCGGCAAGGCCATCCGTGCCCTGCTCGATCTGGACGCCCTGCGCGGCAGCGAAGACCCCGACAAGGACATTCCCGCCGCGCTGGCCGCGCTGCAGAAGGACAGCGGCTATATGTTCGACACCGAGGAAACTCCGCCGCCCTATGCTGCAGGCACGGGCCGCACCGCCATGACCACCGACAATTCTGACAGTGCCCTGCGCAAAGCAATGGGCCTGCCGATGGAATAAGATAAGGAGCAAAACCTATGAGCAACACTATCGAACTCGCAAAATCTTTTGTCCCCAAGCTGGATGAGTGCTACCGACTGGCCTCGCTTACGAGCGTGCTGGACGGTGCGCCCGAACTCGCCAAGCAGGGCGCGAACGCCAACGAACTCATCATCCCCATGATGAGCATGGACGGTCTGGCCGACTACAGCCGCAACGGCGGTTATGTGCAGGGCGGCGTCACCATGACGAATGAGACGGTCAAGTGCAACTTTGACCGTGGCCGCCGCTTTGATGTGGACGTCATGGACGATCTGGAAACCGCTGGCCTTGCCTTTGGCCGTCTGTCCGCTCAGTTCATCCGTGACAAGGTTGTGCCCGAACTGGACGCTTTCCGCTTTGCGTCCTACTGTGGCATCAGCGGCGTCACGAAGAAGGAAGAGACGCTTGCCGATGGCGCGGCCACCGTTGCGGCGCTGAGTGCTGCCGTGACGGCCATGGACGATGAGGAAGTCACCGCCACCGGGCGCTACCTGTTCATCACGCCGACGCTGCTGCAGGGCATCAACGATATGGACACCACGAAGAGCAAGAAGGTTCTGGAAGGCTTCGAGCAGGTCATCAAGGTTCCCCAGCGCCGCTTCTACACGGCCATCAAGCAGCTTTCCGGCAAGACCGGGGAGGAAGCCGGCGGTTACACGAAGGCAGCCGGCGCGGCCAACATCAACTTCGCCATCGTCCAGAAGGATGCGCTCATCCAGTATACGAAGCACGCCGCGCCGAAGATCATCGCCCCGGAAAACAACCCGGACGCGGATGCCTACGTCTTCGGCTATCGCATGGTGGGCATCGCCAAGGCATACAAGAATATGCTGTCTGGCATGTACTTCAGCCACGACAAGGCGTAAGGAGGATTTACTATGGCTATTATCGGATACATCCCGCCCGCCGCCGAGCCGACCCCCGCGGTCAACGCGCAGCCTGTGCCGGACAATGCTCCGCCTGCCGAGGCGGCGGTGGAACTGCCGTTCCCCGAAGTGACGGACACGGCGGCAGAAGAAAAGCCTGCCAAGCGCACGAAGAGGGCAGCGGCCAAGGAGTAAAACCATGACGAGTTACGAGTTTTACGTCTGTAAATATGGCGGCAAGGCTATCCAGCCGGACGAGTGGCGGACCGCTTATGCTGACGCTGACGCGCTGATCCAGAGATATGAGCGGCTGTACCGCGTGGGATATCCCACCGACAGCGCCCGCGACACAGCTGTATGTGCCATTGCTGACGCACAGCGCAGGTTTGCCGATGTGCAGAGCGGCGCTGTGGCTGCTCCGGCCAGCGTTACGATTGGCAGCGTAAGCGAAAGCTACACCGCCAACACGGCAGCAGCCATTGATGCGACACCCAAGGCACAGGCGGCAGAATACTATCGCATTCTGTGCTTGTATGCTGATGTGTACAGGGGGTGCAGCTGATGCGGTATGAGGGAGCGCTTCGTTCGCCGATCTATGACCTGTGCCGCCAGACCGTTACCGTGTACCATGCGTGTTATAATCCCTTCCGGGTGACGCGCTGCGTAATTCATGGCGCGTACTTTGAGCGTAAAACCGTGCAGACCGTTGATAAAAGCGGGGGCAAATCCTGTGACGAATTTTTGCTGGTGATTCCCAACAAAAATGCGCGGCGGGTTGCCCCCGCCCTTTTTAACGGCATCCCCGGCGTGTATGTGCTGGAATGCGGGGATCGCATTGTGGAGGGCGTTGGGGAAGAAATCACCACCCGCGAACAGTGGGGCAGCTTCGTCCCGGCCAACCGCCCCGGTGTTGTTACGGCAGACTGGGTGCGGGACATGGGCTGCCGCAATGTTCTGTACCATGTGGAGGCAGGCGGTAAGCAATGAGGGTCACGCTGGATTTTCCCGCCGCAGAAGAGATTTTGCAGGAAGTGGGACTGGATGAACAGGGCGATGCGCAAATGTTCCACACTAAGAATGTGCTGCGGCGCGTCCAGAAGTATATGCCCTACCGTACAGGCGCGACCATCAAGCTGACCGTCGCCCAGACCGACCCCCGCGTGCCGGAGATCGTCACCGAAGAGCCGCAGGCGGTTTATCTGTATAACGACGTGAGCCGCAGCGGGAAACCGCTGAACTATACAAAAACAAAGAATCCCCTTGCCGGAGGGCATTGGGATCGTGCGCTTGTGGCTGCCGAGGGTGATGCGCTGGCTGCCGATCTGGAACGCTATATTGGAAAGAGGTCTGGCGAATGAGTGAACTTGAGCAGGTCATCACATGGCTGCGCACCTATGAGGGGCATGACATCTTAAAAGATTGGCATGTCGACTACACCGACCAAGTGCCCAGCTGCGGCGCAGTCTTCCCGCAGGGGCTGCAGGAAATTGAACGCAGCACCTATATCACGGGCGCAGTCTGCGTCACAAATCAGAGCAACTTCGGTCTGTACTTTACTTTTGCCAAAAGTGCAGGCGATGATGAGGGCGCGAAGATCAACGCAGATTGGGTCAACGGCTTCCAGCATTGGGTGCAGGAGCAGAGTGCCCACGGCCTTGCTCCGAACTTTGGCGACGCCGAAGAGCCTGTCATCGCCCGCGCCCAGAACGGCGTACTGTACGAAGCGGAGGCCGAAGGCACGGCGACTTATATGGTTGTGCTGAGCCTGCGCTACACAAAAACCTATGAATCGGAGGATTTTGCATGAAAATCGAACGCAAATACATGGCGCATTATCTGAATGCAACCTTTGCCGCAGATGATGGCACGGCCAGCTATGTGCGGCTGGGCAAAGATTTGGAGGAATACTCCCCGGAGTTGTCCGCCAACGTCGAAAAGAAAACCAACATTCTCGGCAACGAGACTGTCAGCATCGACAGCTACCAGAAGCAGGGCGAGGTCAGCCCCTACTACGCCGAGAAAGGCGACCCGCTGTTTGAGAAGCTGCAGAGCATTATCGACAACGATCTGGTTCTGGATGATCTGAAAACCGACATCGTGGAAGTCAAGCTGTGGGACGCCCAGAGCAGCGGCGCGTTCCCTGCGGTGCGGGAAGAGTGCTACATCGAGGTCAGCAGCTACGGCGGTGACACCACAGGTTATCAGATTCCGTTCAACGTGCATTATACTGGCGTTAAAACCAAAGGCACGTTCAACCCCACCACCAAGGCATTCACCGCCGAGGCATGAAAGGAGCAGCCATCATGGAACTGGTTATTGATCGCGGCGTCAAAAGCTATGACGTGAAAGACGCTGACGGCACACTGCTGGGCGTCATCAAAATCAACCCTGCCGACATCGGCATTTCCGGGCGCTTCGTCTCGGCACGCAATGCCATCGCAGAACTGGCGGAGCAGGCCAAGCAGGACATGACACCCGAAAAGATTCTCGCAATGGATACGACCATCAAGGCTGAACTGAACAAGGTGTTTGGCAGTGATGTGTCCTCGGTTTTCTTTGGCGGACTTTCGGCGCTGGCTCTTGCCGATGACGGTGCTTTTGTCTTTGAAAAGGTGCTGGAAGCTGTTGCCCCTCTGGTGGAGGAAGCGCACAAGGCCGGAATCGCTGCCGCCGAAGCGCGACTCAAAAAGCACACCGCCGTCTATGCCGACTTCAGCAAGGGGCTTGCCCCCGGTCAGCAGGCATGAGTGCATGGGAATTACCCACCACCGTCATGGTGGCCGGGAGCAGCTTTGCGATCCGCTCGGATTTTCGCGCCGTACTGGATGCACTGGCTGCGCTGACTGACCCCGACCTGACACAGCAGGAGCAGTACGTTGCCTGCCTGCAAATTCTATATCCCCGCTGGAAAGAGCTGCCCGACGCAAACGCTGCGCTTCGGGCGGCTTTTACTTTTATCAACGAGGGAAAAGAGGATGAGCAGCAAGGCTTCCGCCCCCGGCTGGTGGATTGGGAGCAGGATGCTGCTCTGATCGCACCCGCTGTGGACAAAGTGCTGGGGTATAGCTGCCGCCGATGCGGGTATTTGCACTGGTGGGAATTTCTCGGTGCATTTCATGGCATCGGCGATGGCCTGTTTGCGCAGGTGGTGAACATCAGAAACAAGCGAGCACGCGGTAAAATGCTGGACAAATCCGAGCAGGAATTTGCCCGCGAGAACGCTGCCGTTATTAAAATCCATGCGGCAGAAAGTGTCGAGGATAAGGCCGAAAAGGAAAGGCTGTTGGATCTTCTGGGGAGGTGAAGCTATAGCTGCCCCGCCAATGACTTGCCCGATGTACTGCGGTCGTTTTTCGCCCAGATAGCGGGCAATGAGCACTGTGACACCCATGGCAAGCTGGGTGACAACAAAGGTGACAAGGTTGAGTACCTGACTACCGGTGGAAACCGCAGACAAGCCTGAAGTGGAGCCAAAGCGCCCCACTACCAGAAGGTCTACTGCGCCGTAAGCGGCCTGCAGCACCAGCGCACCCAGAATGGGCAGCATGAAAAAGGCGAGCTTTGGCAAAATGCAGCCTTGGGTAAAATCGGTC